TGGGCGTACAACAACCTGCGACTCAACTCCAAGTCACCCGTCATCTGGGTGTCCGACGGTCAAGTCACAGGCAAAGGCGACCACCAGACCAGAAACCTTGTGACTGATACGAGAAAGTTCATCAAGTCCAAGCGCATAATCCAAGTACAAAACCCTGACGAAGCAGTAGCCCTGCTCGCCAGACTCCAGAGAGGAAGGAAGTCATGACCAACGAAGAACAGGTAATCAAGGAAGCCGAGGACATACTCCAGTCCCTGCGGGACAAGATAGACCAAGAACAATCCGCAGAGCACATGCGAGCCATGCCCCACTTCCGCAAGATGGGTCAGCAACTGATAGCACAGGGGGGCAAGGCACATTGCTCAACCCACCTGTTCATCATCAGGGGCGACGACACCATCGACCCTGACAGCCTGCCCAACCCGTTGGAAGTCAAGGGAGATGACCGCATGGGAGCCGAGTTCACACTCACCCATTCGTTCCCTTCCTACGAGACAGCCACGCACCTGATGACCAGACCAGAAGCGTCAGTCAGCATCAACGAAGCGCGCAAGAAAAACACTTTCGCCTTGTTCATGATGACCCGAGACAACCTGCTGGTCTGCTACGCAGGGCGGAAACTAACCGTGTCAAGAGCAGGCATCGGTGACGACCTGACAACCCATCATGTCGACATCGCATCAGGAGACATCGAACCTGACGAGTTCATGACTCAATGCCAACTCACAGACACAGAAGGCAGGCTCGTCAAGTCACTCTTGATGCTTGCCGAAGCAGGTCGCCTGATGGAGAAAGAAACGCCAGCCATCTACGCAGTGATGGCAAAGCGGATAAGAGACATCAGCGACAATGGGGAAGACAGCGATGAGGCGTAGCCATGAGACGCTTCGCCGATTTACTGCTCCCATTACTACCAGTGAGCACACTTATCACATCAGCCAGAGAGCCAATGACCGGCAAGGACGTGGCAATCAACGCTGTATTCATAGGGATCCTTGTGTTCCTGTGGTTGACCTTGCGCGATTGATGCTTGTGTGTAGGCAGCAATCAGCACGGTAACCAGCGAGAAGGGGCGTGGTTCGCAGGGAAACCTGTGGACTGCGCCCCTTTTTCGTCTTTCTGCTACCGATGCCAGCGCGCAATACCACGCAGGCGCATGGGCGCGCAGGTGAGCGTGCGCCGTGCGTGTGTGCGCGTGTTGTCGTCGCCGATTTCGGGGTGGCGTACAATCGGGTTGTCGGCGGTGGTGTCCCACCCACACCTACACACACACAAGGAGAACACACATGGACACCATTCAGGCAATCATGAGCACGCTTGCGAGCGTGCTCAGCGGTACATGGCGTGCGACTGGTCGCACGCTGGTTGACGAGCACGGCAACGCCGTGCTTCGCAACGGAAAGCCACGCAAGGAGTACGCAATCTGCGCGCCTGAGAGCGCACAGGCGGGCGATTCCATCGTGGTTCACAAGCAACGCTCAGGCGAACTCGCCGTGTTCGTGCTCACTCACCGAGTGGGCTGGCGCACGGAGAACGGCGTTCGTCAGGGCTTGTGGACAGGCTTCGCACGCCTGAACCCGTACACGGGGCAGGTGCTCGAAGAGTCCACGAACGCAGTCGTCGAACTCGACGGCGAATAGCAACGCAATCACCGCCGACAGGGGCGCAGGTGCTCACGCACCTGCGCCCCTTTTTTTTTCTCTTTTCGCCCCTGACGCATCTGGGGGTCTGCCGAGCCACCGCCCCCATGCCGCCGCAATTACCCGTCCTCTCCAGCTACGTAAATGTAGGGGTAGCTCAGATGCTTGTGTCTTTGTGCTACTGCTACTGAGCGGTGCTTCTTAGCCCCCCAAGTTCTGTTTTGCGTCTGAACCCGTCTGTCTTGATACCGAAAGAGACGAACACCACCGGTCCCCTTTTCAGGCCACTAATCCCGTGCGGTCTAGCCATGCTGCCCGCGTAGTTGAAGTGCGCGGAGGAATGTAACCGTTTAGGGTATCGGATTCTTCGGGTGTTGTGGGGGACACCTTAGCACCTGTTTTTCCGGTTGGCAACCTCGTGCTACGATTTTGTCATGCCGGCCAAGAAGTCGTCCAAGAAGAAGTCGAGTGACATGTCGACGTTGGATGCTGGTGGCGGGTCGTACGGTTTGATTGACGGGTTGTCGGGTCGTAACGATCCGGGTAACGCTTTGTCGTTTGCTGGTGCGATGCGTCCCGACATTCGCGGAGCGTACGGTCCCGGGAAGTACGATTTTCCGGATCCGATTAAACGTCCTCGTGAAAAGATTCGCGTGGTGCAGCTTCCAGGCAAGACAGTGTATGTTCCGTATCCGGTGAAGCCGAAGAAGAAGCGTGGTGCTGGTGGCGGTGACGCTGCTGGAGTACAGTAGGGTCATGGCCAAGAAGAACGATCCGGTTGCCGCAGCCCGTCGTGCGTTCGTGCAGCAGCGTGTGGCAAAGACAGGTAGGTCGGATGCGGAGTCAAAGGCGAAGTTCCGCGCCAAGTTTGAGTCGTTGTCGCAAACCAAAGAGGGCCGTCAGCAAATTGCTTCGGTCACGAACATTGCCGGTATTCGCAAGATTCTTGCCACGTCTCAGAAGGGTAAGTCGACCGGTAGCAAGAAGGTGACTCCTTCGTATGGTTTGACTCCGGCTGATCGTCCGAACAGCACGGTGCTGCCTGGTTCTCCGTATGTTGCTCCTGTGTCGGCTGTTGAGAAGCAGGTTGCGTTGGGCAATATGGTGGCAGAGAATCCTGCCTGGGGTGGTCCGTTGAATCAGTTCGGTATGCCGGCTAGTGCACGTCAGCAGCGTTTGAACATGGTGCAGAACTACAACGAGTTGAATGCTGATGCTCCGGGTTGGGCCAGTCGCGGTCCGACCGGTAAAGACATCAAGAACTGGTTGAGCCGTAACTTGAAATTCTGGGATTGATGCCCCGCAAAGATCCTCGCGCCAACTACGGAGGGTACTTTGGCGGCACTCGCGGAGTGCGCGGCAACGATCGTTTGCCGCCGGATCGAATCGAAAAGATTCCCAAGGATCAAACGACATTCGGGCCGTGGGGTGTGCCGAATTATCCGGAGCCGCAACCAATCAACGTCATGCCGTACCAAAACGCCGGTTATCGTGACGACTACAACACCAAAGGGCAACGCGCCGTTTACGGCGATGACTACTTGCCTGACCCTGAGTATTCGAGCGCGGAAACGTTTTTGAAAGACATTGACACCGTTTTGATCAACCCCCAGTACAAAGTCGAGTATTTGACCCAAGGCGCAATGGACAGGCGCGAGTACCACATGAACAGGATGATGGCCATTGATGCCGGGTTGAAAGAATTCGCCAGAGCAAATTCGGTGTACTTCGGTAAAAATTTCCAGGTCATGCCGATACCTTTGAAAGAAGACAGGTACGAACCTGTCACGAACGCAGACAGAACTTTGCAGTTAAACATCAAGGGCGAAGCCGACATGAGCGATTTGCCCTATGCTGGCTCTGCTTACCGATCACCCTTTCACCCTGCTGACGCGAGGGATCGTCGTCCCCACATCAAAGATCTCAAAGTGAATACGGCGGCACAAAACAAATTCAATTCCTACATGCAGGATCCGCAATTCCGAGCCCACGTTACCCAGCACGAATTCGGCCATACGCTCGGCTTTGGACACCCTGAACCCATCGAAAACAATCCGAATACGTTGATGAGTTACGATCAACGATCCCAAAACTACGGAGCTAAGTTGATGCCCGCAGACATCAACTACTGGAAAGACCAGTACAAAAAACTTGCCGACAAACGCAAGCCGTCGAATTACACGACTTACGACAAAAAGAAAAAGTAAAACCCGCCGGCACGGAAAGCTAGGCGACAACCCAACGCCTGCACGTCATGCCGACGGGCGTCTGTAGCATAGCATCAGCATGGCAAAAGGCAACAGGCCGATCACACCAGAAGACCGCGCCATGTTCTGGCAGGCGATGTCGTCCGGCATCAACATGAAAGAAGCCGCCAGGATGGCAGGCATTTCCTACTCCAGTGCTACCAAGTGGGTGGCCAAAGCCAAAGCTACGTCGGCGGAACTTGATAAACAGAATCTGGAGTTCGGCAAAGCCAGCGGCGGCAACGCATTGAAACGCGACCTGGTCGTCAACAAAGACTTGCCTCCGGTCATCCCACCCACACGTCTAAGCAAAGAAGCTGCGCGCGCCCTTGAAGACTTCGACTATTTCCGCATGCGCTACCTGGGCCGCGTGCCCAGCCCATGGCAGGTCGATGCCGCCTACAAGATCGTCAGCAAACTGGAATCCAACGACAAAGAATTCCTTGTGTTGAACTGTCCTCCGGGTGCCGGCAAGTCGACTTTGTTCCACGACGTGGCGGTGTGGTGCATCGTGCGCAACCGCGCGATCCGCGTGATGATCGGGTCGATTTCTCAGACGCTGGCCAAGATGTACTCGCGTCGTATCCGCGAAACCCTGGAGCGCACCCAGCCGCTGCAACCGGACCCGGAGATGGTGCGTCGCGGTCTGGCGATCAACGCCGAAGCCTGCTTGTCGTTGGACTACGGCAGGTTCAAGCCGACGAACGTGGGTGCGTTGTGGCGTGCTGAAGAGTTCATCGTCGAACAGTACGGCTCGGGCGGATTGGACAACAAGGAGCCGACCGTGTCGGCGTACGGTATTGAATCGGAGTTCATCGGACACCGCGCCGACCTGTGCTTGTTTGACGACGTCGCGTCACCGGAGAACTCCAAAGAGTCGGTGGCCCGCGACAAGTTGATCGAACGATGGGACTCGATGGCTGAAGCCCGTGTCGAGCCTGGCGGCGTGCTGGCGGTCATCGGCCAGCGGCTCGGACCCCAAGATCTCTACGCACACTGCCTGTCAAAAGTGACGTACGAAGAAGACCCCGACGACTACGACGGCGAAGACGTAACCGAAACAGAAAGCAAGGAACCGGTCAAACGTTGGAAGTACGACCACATCGTCTACAAGGCGTACTACGAGGACTTGGACCAGGGACCCGAGTCGCGTCGCACGACCGCACCAGCCTGGCCCAGCGGCCCGCTACTGGAGCCGTTCAGGTTGTCGTGGAAAGATTTGTCCTACATCCGCCACAACTCGCCGGTCAAGTTCTCCACCGTCTACCAGCAAGAAGACGTCCAACAGGGCTACTACCTGATCGAACGCGTGTGGGCCACCGGAGGCATGGGCAACGACGGCGTGCTCTACCCGGGATGCATCGACCAGGATCGACGCCCCGGCTACGTGCCACCAAACCTTGAACCCCCCATTATTTCGATCGCTACCGTCGACCCGAGCCCGACCATGTTCTGGGCCGTGCAATGGTGGCTGTACCAACCCAAGACCAACTTGCGCTACCTGATCGACATGGAACGCGTCAAGCTGACCGCAGAAGAACTGCTCGGCTATGACACCGCCAACCGCACACACTACGGCTTGATGGAAGAGTGGCAGAACCGATCTTGGGATCTCGGCTACCCGATCAGCCATTGGGTCGTGGAAATCAACGCAGCGCAACGCTTCCTTTTAGCGCATGACTTCATCCGCAAGTGGCAGGCACTACACCAGACGATGATCATCCCGCACACCACCAACCGCAACAAACTCGACGACGACCTGGGCGTCGAAGCCTTGCTGCCTCCGCTGTGGCGCGCCGGCTCCGTACGGCTTCCGACCATGCGCGACAACTGGAAGACGCTGGCTTTCGTGGACGAAATGTCAACCTGGACCCGCGACAAAAAGAACGGCACCGACCTGGTCATGGCCCACTGGTTCGCCGAGCTTCACATGCCGGGACTGTCACCGTTCAAGGCTCCGCCGAAATTGTGGCGTCCGTCCTGGATTTAGTATGCTATCTTTTGGGTAGACATGGCTCAAAAGAAAGACCCTTACGGTCGTATCAAACAACGCTTCATTGAGGAGCGCGCAGAGGACAAAGGTTGGGACGAACTGTCCGTCGACCAGCGTCAACGACTGGCCAACCGTTTTGATGTCCTTGCTGCAAGCGTCGAGGGTCGCGGCAAGATTGCCAGGACCATCCTGCCTGATGCGCCGCAAGAGCGTCGCAAAGCGTTGCGTCAACGCGTCCGCCAGAACCTGCCGACCAACAAGTCGAGCACTTCGATTCCGGAGATCCCGTCTGTTTCTTCTCCGGCAGGTCGCATCGGTTCTCCGTCGCTCGGCGGGTACACGTCGCCACGACCGGTAACTTCAACCCAACGTACGACCACCACACAGACGCAAGCACAGTCAAAAGCAAACGTCAGGCGCGGACAATGGTCAGAACCAGGCAAACCATACCAGCCGTCGAAGTTCGTTGACTGGGCTGCTGATGTAAACATTCCTGGGTATAGCCAAACGATTGGTTTTGGCCCTGGCATTCCTGGCTTGCGAATGGTTCGGCCAGCTTCACAAAACCTTGACGAAGCAGTAACCGCTTTCAAGCAGGGTCAAAAGATGGAAGGCGTCAAGAATCTTGCTGAAGCTGCGCGTGACGTCACAATCGGCGCACTTGATGTTGGTGCTGGAAAATTCTTTTTGAAGAAAGGCGCCAGTCTTGTTGGACGTGGCGTTAGCAGAATTGGCAAAATCAAAGGAGTCGGCAATCTTGTGCGTTCTGCCGACCAAGAAATTTTTGGTGGCGTGGGACAAGCCGCCACCAACTATGCGCGCACCAAGTTCAAGGGCGGCAAGACAACGCCGATCAACGAAACCACCCCCGTTGCTTCCACCACTGAACGAGTCGTTGCCAGCGAACCGGCAGTTCGTCAAGCAACCACCGAAACCGCACCAGCCACGCAGTCGAAGTTGCGTGGTGTTCCGAGAAAAGTGCAGCCAGGAAAGAATGCGTCGAAGAATGCCAAAGTCGAAAAGGCTTTGGATCGCGTCGTTCTTGACAAACCGCAGACATCTTCCAGCCCGACCAAGGCACCGGAAGTGGCTCCGTCGAATCCGGTCAAAGTCGAAGGCCAAACACCTCCGACCGAGTTCCAGAAGACCGTCACACCCGAACAGTTCACTGCTCCGGCAACCAAGGTCGAACAAGCACCAGCAACTGCTGCAACCAAGCCGGTGACCAAAACAAAGGGATCGAAGAAAGCAAAAACCACGAAGACCAGCACGGACGTCAAGATTGAATTTGATGACGCTCCCAAAGTGGAACCCGCCAAGGGCACGCCAGCCCAGGGGGAGGTGGTTGGTGGCGCTGCCCCAAAAGCACCACGAAAGAGAAAACAATCGACGAGCTCACAGACGCCGAGCTCATCGAACGTTACGGAGAAAGTGGTCGATTCGAGTTCGAAACCTACCCCGTTTCAGAAAACCCAAACCTCAGAGGTAACCCCGCCCGCAAGCAGCCCAAGCGTGGACCCGTCAAAACCAAGTCCAAGCGAGCAAAAGTTACCGTCGAGTTCGACAAGTAAAAAGAAAGCTCCCAAGCAAAAGTTCACAAAAGCACAGCTTGAAGAAGCTAAGCAGACAAAGATGTCTGCCGAGAACTTGAAGGTGCTGCGTGAAGCCCCGATTGAGCGCGTCGAGTACGTCGTCAATCCGGAGACTGGTGCGCCGGTGATCAACCCGAAGACGGGCTTGCCGGCACAGCGCACGATTTACGTGTCGGAAGCAAAACTGATGGAGCAAAAGAGCGCCAAACAGTTGCGTCGTCGCGGCGTTCTTGGCCCAGAGAATCCTCGCGCACAAAAAAGCCCGAGCCTTGGCGGACCAAAACTTGAGTTTGATCAACCGGTCACCCCCGTCAAGAAGAGCGAAGTCAAGATCGAATTCGATGTCGAAGGCGTTCCGACTACGGCCGAAGGCAAAGCCAAAATGGAACAAATCCGCAGAGAGTCCACGGTCAACCGCGAAGGCCAGGAGCAATACCCGAACACTTACCTTGGCCAAGTTCGCAAACAGTTGGATCAGATGGCTGCGGCAGAAGCCAAGGTCATGCAGGGCGTGACTCGCGGCAGAAGGAACTTGCGTCAACGTAGAAAAACACCAGGCGAGTCGCGCGCGGAACGTGTAGAGCGCATATCCAAACAGGGAACTTTCAACGAAAGAACCGGCGCACCAATTGCCGATACACGTAGCGCACAGGAAATTGCGGCAAGCAACAAAGAACTTTTGAAGAAAGCGCGATCGCGCAAGAACGTTGCAGCCAAACCAAAGGGCGGTCAAGAAAAATTTGAGGAAAGACAGCAACTTACACGTGAATCCGTGGCGCGTCAACTTCCCGAAGAACAAGTCAAACAGGCACGAAAAGAAGCGCGTAAAGCGCAACTTGAGTCCAAAGCTCGCAAACGCGAACAAGAACAAGCGGTTGGTGAACGCAAGTTGGGCAAGACCGGAATAGGTGTTCGCGGCCGTTACGGCGAAGTGCGTGCCCGTTTGCGTCGCATGGAGCGTGCCGCACGCGCGCGCACGTATCCAAAGGATGTCTCGCAGCCGCTGCACAGCATGAGCGTCAACGAACGTTCTCTGAAGAGATTGCAGTCACCAGACCCGGCTGACATCTACAACGTCGTCAACCAACAGCTGGATGTCACGCCGTTGCCAGGTCGCCGTGGTCGAGTTGATTACGCCGACGTCACACCAGACGTACCGGTCTCAGCCCCTGCACCAGAGCGGCCCAAAGGCGTAGAATTCTTCGAGATGAATCCAAAAACGATGGACTACGAACAGTTGCTTGCCGTCGAACAGGCAGGATTTAAACTGCAGGTCAGCACTGGTGCACCGACTCGTTTCAGCAGGGATCGCGGCGTACGTGGTGTGTTTACACGCCCCGTCGGTGAAGGTATGGATCCTGCGCAATTCAAGACCTTGATGAAGTCAACTGAGTTCACCAAGAAAGATCTTGTACGTCTAATCAAGTCAACAACGAGGAAAAGCTGATGCTGTCAACCGAAGAAATCGTAGAGCTTTACCACAACCGCCGTCTGGCGGCTGGTCCGATCCACGACCAGATGCGACGCGTGCGTGACTTGGCCAACGGTGACGTCGTCGTCCCGTTGAACGAACTTGACAAGAACGCCAAAACCAACGTCGCAAACCTGCTGGTACAAGGCCTTGAACAGATGTCAATGCGCATTGCTTCGACCATGCCATCGCCATACTTCCCGCCGTCAAAAGAAGGATCAGAACGTTCCAAGAGCTACGCACGCATTAGGCGCAAAGCAATGCTGTCCATCTGGGACGAGAACAAGATGAAAATGAAGATGCGTCGACGCGCACGCCACCTGTTGGCTTACGCGCAGTCCGGCGTCATGATCCGCCCCAACTTCCGCACGCTGAATCCGCAGTGGGTGGTGCGCAATCCGCTCGACACATTTGCTGCCCCAGTCGACGATCCCGACACGATGGTCCCGGACAACTGCATCTTCACCTACAAAGCCAGCGCACAGTGGCTGCTGCGCAACTACGGCGACCTGGTTGGCGGACAACTTCGCTTTGGTCAAATCAACAGCGACTCCCGCTACACGATGCTGGAATACACCGACGCCGAATCAATCCAACTTGTGGTGCTCGGAGCAGAAGACAATCCGGAACTCAGCGTTGCTGAACGCGCGGGCCTGGAAGCAATCATGCTCGAAGCAATCCCCAACCGTACGGGTCGTCCGCTTGCCGTGGTGTGCAACCGCATCAACCTGGACAAACCGCGCGGCCAGTTTGACGGCGTGCTCGGCATGTACTACACGCGCGCACGACTCCAGGCCCTCACCGAAATCGCCATTGAACGCGGCATCTTCCCCGAGGAATACCTTGTCGCGCGCCCGGGCGAGAACCCCGAGATCCTCCAGATCGCCGACGGCAAGTCCGGCATCTTGGGCGTGGTCAAAGGCGGCGACATCCAGCAGTTGCAGTTGAACCCCGGTTACAAAACCGACACCGCACTCGATCGTCTCGAACGACAAGAACGTCTCGAAGGCGCGATCCCGGCGGAGTTCGGCGGCGAATCAGCATCGAACATCCGCACCGGTCGTCGCGGAGAAAACGTGTTGTCGGCAACCGTCGACTACCGCGTACAAGAAGCACAGTCGCTGTTCGAGCACTCGCTCGTGGAAGAAGACAAGATTGCGATCGCCGTTGAGCGCGCATACTGGGGTGACTTCCCGAAGACCTTCTTCATCCCGTCCCGCGTCAGCACCGGACAAGAGTCGTACGTGCCGAACAAGATCTGGGAAACAGATTTCCACTACGTCAGCTACTCGGCTGCCGGTTCGGACGTCAACTCGCTGATCATCGGACTCGGCCAACGTCTGGGTGTCGGCATGATGAGCAAGGAGTCGGCACGCGAAGCAGACCCGCTGATTGCGGATCCGGAACTGGAACACGACCGGATCATCTCCGAAGGCGTAGAGGCAGCGTTGCTTGCCAGCATTCAACAGCAAGCAGTCAACCCAGCTGGCCCGTACCAGCCGGACGACATGGCGTATCTGGTTCGTCTGGTCATGGAGAACGACGTGTCGCTGTACGAAGCCGTGTCACGAACCGATCAGCGCGCACGCGACAGGCAGGCGGCGATGATGGCACCTGGATCGCCGGAGACGATGCCTGGTCTTGCTGCCCCGGGTATGGGCGCAGAAGCCGGTGTCGCCGGCGGAGAACCTTCATTAGAGGCACTACTTGGTCAACTGGGGTGATGACTGATGGCAGATAGAGCATACGGAATCCGCACGGATCTGAACCAGCCGCAGGCGAAAGTCAAGCGCATGGTCGCGTCCAAGCAGACGTACGGCAAAGCAAGCGAACAGATGGCCAGCCAGCGTGCCGTGCCGATGGGTTCTGCGCCTACCGAAGTACAGGCGGCGCGGCAAACCAAATCAGCACCACTGCCGCCGTTGTCCGCTCCTACGGCACGCCCGAACGAGCCGATCACTGCCGGTGCACCGTTCGGCCCCGGGCCTGGCCCGATTGCTGCCGGCATACCGATGTACGATCCGAAGGCTGCGGCCGTCGAAGAACTCAAGCTTTTGGCGCAGATCGAACAAAACGACGACTTGGCGGATCTTGCATCACGTTGGATGTCCTAAATGGAGTGGGCTAAAAGCTTTACGGTAAACGAATACGGGAAGCTGGCTGACGAACAGCAGCAACCCGGATACAACATCAATTCGCCGGAAACCATGGCGCGCGCAAACTCGATTGCGCAGAAGTATCCGTGGGTGCAACCAAAGACCGTCATGAGTCTTGCCAAGTACGGCGTGTCCGATCAAGCAATCGACGTCGTTGGTGCGGCTGCGGCAATGCGCGAACTCGGGCAGTACGACGCCAAGAAAAGCGAACAGGGCGTGTTGGCTGCACCGGTTCGTTACGCGTTCGATGCCATCGGCTGGTTGGCAAAAAGCGCGAAAGCAACGTTTGACTTCATCGTTCCGGGTGCGGCCACGGCAGCAATCGAAAACGTGTATCAACCACTCGGACAAGGAATGGGTGCGTTCCAACAGTACGTAGCCAAACCAACCGTGCGATGGAGCACCGCGGTATTTGATCTCGTGCCTGAGGTGACACAGAGCGTCGCCGCAAACCTGACCGGATCATCTGACTTCGATCTGTTCGGACTGTGGGAATCGACGTCGCTGGCCACCATGCTCGACAATCCCGAGCAGATCGGCGAAGGATATTTCATGAGCCAGACGCTGCGCGAAGAACAAGCCAAACGCGCACGCGCTTATCGTGGCACGATTTACGGCAACGCTTTCACGATCGGACGCGCAATGTTCGGGTGGGCAGGAGAAAACTCCAGGCTCTACAAATACGGCTCCGGCGTAGTCGACGCAGCCGTGATGCTTGCGCTGCCAGACCCTTCGCTTTACATCGCCAAGGGATTGACCAAGGGTGCCGGTACGGCTGGCAACGTTCTGCGCGCCTTGCAGGCAGGAGAAGACATCAATGTCGCGTTGAAGGCCGGCAGCCAAATGGCTCCGTTGCTTTCCAAAGAAGACGCACGCATCGTGCGCAAACTCCTGGCAGACGAAACGTTCACGTTGAAAGGCGAAGCCGGTTTGCAAGCCGGGATTTCCGGCGAGAACATCGACGCCGAGAAGTTCATTTCGTTCATGCAGAACAATCCGCTTGCCATACGACTGGTCGACACGTTGACCGAGAAGACGAATCGCATGGAGATCCTCGAAGACATCTTTAGGTTTGAAATCGACACCAACGTCGCCGACCGTTTGGCCCTGGCCAAGACGCGCAACGAAGTCATCAGCGCCCTGACCGAACCGTTCACCATGGGCAAAGCAGACGTTTTGTCGTCACCGATCGGTGCCTACCGCGTCCGCAAAACCAGGAGCGCGTTGCTCAAGACCCGCTGGTTCACGCAAATGCCCAAGGAATCAATCGTCGTATCTGGCGACAATCTTGACGACTTGGACGCGATCAGGAACATGACGCTGTCGATGCGCACGTCAGGCGTCAGCGAAGACGTAATCAAGGAATGGGGCGACAAAGCAATCCAATCGTTTTCCAACCGTGGTACCGCCCCGGCCAAATACCAGTCGTTCAGCGAATACAACGACGCGATACGCCACGTGCTGAAAGCCAACGGAATCGAAGACCGTGTCATCCAAGACGTCTTTGAACGCGTCAGCGGAAACCTGGACAAGGTACGCAGCTACCTAGTTGACCGCATGGGAATCGACACCGACAACGGGCACCTGCGAATGATGGCGCAACTGCTGGCCGAACACGGCGACGACGCAGTGTACGCAGAATTCCTGCAACGAGCCGCACCGATCATGGACGATGCGTCGTTCGCCGGACCAGCCAAGTTGGTGCACATGCTCGACCGCACACGCACCTTGCCGGACGCGCGCGAACTGCGACGCTTGACCCGCAACCCGCTGTTCCAGAAAGCATTCGACTTTGCCGGAATCGAAATGAAGAAACTCCCGATTGCCAGCAAAACCAAACTGCTGGAAGTCACCCGCTACACCGACGAATCAAAGGTCCGTGAACTCCAGGGAGAACTGGCACAACTCAGGGACCTGCGCGGCCCGGCTTTGACAGACGAAGTCCGCACACAAATCAAGTCGATCGAGGACGCAATCGACTCGATGTCGTACCGCGAGCAAGTGCGTGCCGTCACCGGCAAAGCACGTCTCGCCATCGACCTTGTCGACTACCTGCAAAACAGGATTTGGAAACCGTTGAATCTTGCCACCATCGGTTACATCATGCGCAACGGCATCGACGCCCAGATCCGTATGGCGTTTGGCGGGGTGCGCAGTCTCGCCAACTCGTCGGTGCTGCATCCGCTGGAATTCATCCACATCGCCGTGGGTCTACCGGGCAAAGGAATCAAGTACGGCAAGAGCATCACCGGCGTGGACATGACGAACCTTGGTGTCGCCCGCAAGTTGCGCACTGGTGAAACCATCGCCGAAGAAGCGACCCGCGCAGGCCAGTACATATACGTCGGAGAAACCAGGTTCGAAGCAACGGCAGCCGGTTTGAAAGCGGCAAAGAAGTACGCCAAGCGAACAGGCAAGCCGTTGTTCCAAGCCGATGCAGAGGCCGAATACATGGACAACGTCACCGCTGCTTCGGTGGTGCAAGAACAACTTGCCGAACAGTTGGGCAACGTTTCGTTGCGTGTCGGCTGGACACCGGCAGACGAAGTGTCGTACCAGGTTCGCACCGGATCGTTCCCTGCTTTTTCTCGCAAAGGTCCCGGAGCGTACGACACCTACATGCACACCAAAGGTGTCGTCGAACAGTTGCAGATGGCACGCAAGAACGAAACCACCAAGATCGTTCTCCGCGGAATTCAACAAGGCAAGAGCGACCAACAAATCGCCGAAGAGGTGGCCGATTGGTTCTTGACGCACAAGTCAAGCCCGGCCTATCAAACCGTCAAACGACAACATCTCCAAGGCATTGCCTACAAATCGGACAAGCATCCAGGCAACGACATTTCCGCACCTTTGAACTTCGACGAAGCCATATCGCTCGGGCGCGAAGACATCGTGCGCCAAGCCCTGATCAACCAAGCGTTGGCCGTTGACATCACGAGTTTGCGTCAACTCACCGGCAAGATCCCCGAACTTGAGTTCATGGCTGCCTACGACGGCATCGGCGACTTCGCCAACGCCAAAGCCGTAAACATCGGACAACTCGTGCGCTATGGCGCGGGAACACAAACCGCACCCATCAAAGCCGGTAGTCAGGCAAGTCTCAACGGCGTGCAAGGGATCGTGACAAAGGTGGAAAAAGCATCGGACGATGCGGAAGCCGTGGCAACGTGGGTGCCGTTCGTCGAACGTTTTGCGTTGGATGGTCACGCCCCTGGCAAGTCGAGCGTTGCTGCACGCCGCCTGATTGAGCGAGCACCAGTCTCTCCCGATGGCGTGGTCCCCGGACTTCCGGTCAAGGTTGCATCGGAGCAAATCTTGCGCGGAGCCGGCAATGCCAGCGATCAACAACTCTTGGCCAACGGCGTCGATCATGCCACCGGCTGGCTGTTCAACGTACTGAACGACACCGCGGTGCGCCGCCTCGAACGATCGGTAACGTTCCGCCAGTACTACTACCAAGAAATCAGCCGCCACGTAAACAGGCTTTCTTACGAAGAGGGCAAGAAGCTGTACGACGACATCTTGGCCAAAGCCCAAGAAGAGGGCAAGACCATCCGCGAATACCTTGGCGAAGGCGTCAGGCAAAAGAACCGTGTCGCCGACAAGATCGAGCGACTCAACACACGCACTGCAGCGGAAGCAAAAGGAACGCTGGCTGTCGGTGACCTCGATGACTTTGCCAGGTTCAAAGCGTTGTCCGACACCAAAGAACTGCTTTATGACGCGGCCACCAGGGGCAACTTGGTTGACGCTCTGCGTATTGTCATGCCATTCGCGCAAGCATGGAAAGACGTGCTCGGCACGTACATGGTCCTGGGCATGCAGCACAACATCCACATGGTCCGCCAATTCGCCCGCGTCTACAAAGGAATCGAACAAGCCGACCCCGACCAGGACGGTCGCGGGTTCTTGTTCCGCGACCCGCAAACCAATGAAGTTCAGTTCCACTTTCCGTTGTCCGGTTCCATTGCCAAACTGTTCACCGGTATCGACGCCCCGTTGTCTGCTCCGTTGTCCCGTTTGTCGCAAGGCATCAATATTTATCCGGCACTCGGACCGTACGCACAGTTCGCCGTTTCGTCCTTCCTGCCCGACATCCCTAAGTACGACGACCTCAAAGAACTGTTCTTGCCCTATGGCGAAACCAAACTTGGCGACTTGGCCGTCGGTGTGTTCCCTGGCACCGTACGCAAGTCACTTGAAGCTTTCTTTGCGGATACCGAAAACCGAACCAGCACGTACGGAAACGTATACATCGAGACGTTGCGTGCGCTCAGCGTAAATCCGAAGTACGACCTGTCTACGGAAAACGGAGTCAACGAACTGCTGGCCGATGCCAAGGCTAGGGCCAGGGTTCTAACCGGTATGCGCGCCATGTCCCAGTTCCTCGGACCAGCAGCCGGTGTCCAGGAATGGAAAGTCCCCACGGATCTGGGCGACAAGTACGTCGGTGTGTTGTTGACGGAACTCCGCAAGATGCAGACCGAGGACTACGACACCTCGATCGACAGGTTCCTCGGTCTCTACGGAGACGAGCTTATGCTTTACACTTCGTCAAAGAGCAAAGTGCTCCGTGACGGTGTTGAGGCAACCGAAGCGTTCGGCAAATGGGAGCGCGAGAACCGCGACGTAATGTCTGCCTATCAACGCACCGGTGCCTACTTTGGACCGATGGGCGCCGACTACGACTTCTCGGTTTGGGAACGCCAGTTGGAAGAGGGCAGCCGCGAGCGGATTGGCGACCGCGAACTTATCGACCTGGCCCAGTTGCGTGTCGGCTCCACCCGCTACAGGGCAATGCGCAAGATGTTCCCGGATAACCCCAGCGAAAAGCAACGCAACATCCTGGCCGCTTATCGCGAGCAACTGCACGAAGAATACCCTGGATTCCCCATTCGCCCAGAGTTCGAAGTGGGTAAATTCGCCAACCAATTAGACGAACTGCGCAACGCCGTGAAAGACGTGCGCCTTTCCAACAATCCGATCATCCCGCAGCTGAAGCAGTACATCGACAAGCGCGACGAACTGGAAGCAACCATGGGTGGATTGTCGTTGAAGTCCATAAAGAAGACCGGCATGCGCGCGCAACTGTTTGCCCTCGGCGAAGCCCTTGCCAGTCAAAACCCCGAATTTGATAGAATTTGGTCGAGAGTTCTTTCACAAGAGGTTGAGTGATGGCAGACCCCATAAACCAAGACACGACGGTCCCGCAGCCTCGCAACCCATTCGAGTACCCGAGGGTCATCAAAGGCAAGCGTTCTTACGGAGTCGATGACCAGTTCAGTTACGACGAAGGACTGGCAACAAACGCTTTCTTCATAAACTATGGCGCACTAGAAGCCGGTGGCGGAAGTGACGTTGCCACGCGTGCACAGATACGTCAAGGTCAACAGGTCGTTTATGGGCAGGCCCTGTTGGACGACGAAGGCTATTTGGTTCGTGGCAAGTACCTGGAAGACGCAGAAACCGCAGAGCAACAGTTCTTGAAGTTCAGCCCCACCGATCTTGCTGCCTTGGCAAAACAAATGCAGCGAACCGGTTTTTACACCACCGGTGATCCGTCGGGATTGATTCTTTCTGGTCGTGGTTACAGCAATACCGACATCAACGCGATGGTCAATCTGCTGAGATTCTCCAACCAGAAAGGATTGATCGTCCAATCGGTTGCCAAGATGCTCGCCGGCATGTCCGCCGTCGCTGGCGGCGGCACCGCAGTCAAAGTCACAGCCGATGAAGACATCCGCTACTACCTGCAGCAAGCATTCTTTTCCAGGATGGGACGTGCACCCACCAAGCAGGACATCGACATGGCCGTAAAAGCAATCCAGGACAACGAAAGAAAGATGGCTGCGGCCAGCCGCAGCGCACCGTCGGTTGCGGTCGCCGCCAAACTCCAAGCAGAAAAAGCCAACCCGTCGGAAGGTGCGGCCTACCAGTTGGGCAACGCAATCAAACTCGCATTCTCGTATTTGAGCGGTAGCTGATGGCATCTAATCCGACGCGCGACAAGTGGATCAAGGAGCAGCTTGATGCTCGCGGCATGACGGACACGACCGCCAACCGCACATCGCTCGGCAAACAGTACGACAAGATTTACGTCGGCGGCAACCCCAAAGACTGGCGTACGTATTTCAAGCAGCAGTTCCCGCAACTGTCGCAGATGCTGGATGGCGGGGCAGGTGAAGCAGAAGCACGACAGATCTTCGGCGACCTTATCGACTTGTTCATTGACGTAGCCCAGAACCCTGACGCCTATGACCTGACCAGCACGGCCGGACAAGCCGCGTTCAAGACCAAGGTCGAATCCACCCAGTACGCAATAAAGACCACTAAAGCCAGGGCCGAATGGGACACGTTGGATCCCGTCGAGAAACAAGACAGGCTCAAGAACAAGACCAGCGAGATCCGTGCCGCATTTGCCGGCCTCGGGTTGACTGTCAGCGAACTGGACAACTTGGCTTTGCAGTCTTTGCGCGACGGACGCAACGATCTGGAACTTAAGTACTTGGCTTACGGCAAGCTGGCTGACCGCACCGGTGGTGTGGCGCAAACCAAAGAAGCCATGGATCTTGTAGCTACGCTCAAGGCCTACGACTACGACTACGACGATGCCACGATTGAAGCGGCGCTCACCGGCGCCACCATCAACGGCGTGCCGCAGTCCACGGAACTGTTGATCAACAAGGCAAGGTACGGAGCCAAACAGAAGTACGGCGCGTTTGCCGATTTGTTCGATCAGGGCTTTACGGTCAACGACGTGTTCGAGCCATACCAAACGTATGCCTCGCGTCTGCTTGAGAAACCGGTCAGCGACATCTCCTACAAAAAAGACATGTACCGCAAAGCGCTCGAACACAAGAACGAAGACGGCTCTGCCATGAGCATTACCGACTGGTCACGCATGTTGAAGACCAAGGACGAGTACGGTTGGAAGTACACGGACAACGCGAACAAGCTGGTGTCCAGCGTCGCGTCCACGCTTGAAAGGGCATTCGGGTTGATCAAATGAGCGACACGCCACTCACCAACGAACAACTTGCCGGAATGGAAATCTTTCCTGGCGGTGCCACGTTTGGCCAGGCTGCCGAAACCATGGGTCTGTCTCGTGCAGACATCGGCTTGCAGCCGACACAAACGAAGCCACCGCCGAAACCCACAAAAAAAGAAACGCGTCGGTATTCGGTAGTTCGTGACGGCAAGAAACTGACAATCGTCGTTTACGACGACGGATCAACCGACGAAATTGACGAAGGTGATGCCGACACAGAAGACACAGACACCTCCACGTCAACCACCGATATCTTCCTTCCCAAGGCACGTAGTGACGCGTTCAGCAGAATGCGAGCCTTGCTATCCCGCTTCGGTCTGTCGTCCTTGGAGAGCGCAGTCAACAACATCATTACCAGCGGAACGGTTGACTTGGAAAACGCTGACGCAATCATCTTTGCCCTACGAAATGAAGACGCCTACAAGAAACGTTTTGCAGGCAACGCCGCACGAGCAGCAGCCGGACTACCAGAACTGGACCCAGCGACCTACATCGGACTGGAAGAGTCCTACCGTCAGCTTCTTCAAGCCAACGGTCTACCTAACGACTTTTACAACGACCAGACCGACTTTGAGAAATGGATCGAGGGCGACGTATCCCCGGCCGAACTACAGGATCGAATCAACAACGGCTACCGCAAAGTGGCCGACGCCGATCCTGCCGTCAGGCGTCAGATGCAAGAACTGTACGGGGTGGCAGAGGGTGACCTTGCTGCTTTCTTCTTAGACCCCAAGCGAGCTCAGCCGATGCTGACCACCCGTGAGCGTGTCCGTAAGGCCCAGGCTGCTGAGATAGCGGCCCGTGGCCAGGAGCAAGCCGGTATGCAGTTGAGCGCTACAGAAGCCGAAACTCTTGCTTCGCGCGGGATTACCGGCCAGGAAGCAATGGACAGGTTTGGTGAGATGGGGGCGTTGTCCGGGCTGTATCAGACCATGGGTGGCGAAGAAGCAATGACCAGGGAGCAACAGCTCGGTGCAGCCTTCCGCTACGACACGAACGCACTGGATCTGTTGAGGCGTCGTCAGCGCAGTCGTGTTGCCCAGTTCGAGGGTGGCGGCCAGTTTGCTAGGACAAGTGGTGCTACCTCTGGCACGGTCGAGACCGGAGTAGGTCAAGCACAGTAGGCCTTGACAAGGTCTGAATTCGTCGATACACTGGACTCGTTCCACAAGGGACACCGTTGGAGAGCCCCGGCTTCAACGTGAAACACAAGGGTGAAGCAGCCTTCGGACAACCTCCGCGTCCGAAGTGGGCGAGGAGTGAGACATGTCAGACGTTCACGATTTCGAGGACGAGGCACAAGAACAAACCGGTAAGAATCCAGTTCGAGCAAGAATGAAAGAACTGGAGTCCGAGGTGAAGGCCTTGAGAGAAAAGGCCGCTGAAGCCGAGAAGCTTCAAAAGGAACTGGCGTTTTCAAAAGCCGGTATCCCGATGGATGCTCCGATGGCTAAGTACTTCATCAAGGGCTACGAAGGTGAGTTCACTCCCGAAGCCATCCGGAAGGCTGCTGAAGAAGCCAACCTGCTTCAGGCTCAAGCTCAAGCTGCTCCTACACAAGAGCAGCAGGCGTGGGCCAGGATGCAGAAGGCAAGTTCCGCTGGTCAGACCAGCGAACCGGTAGTTGACTGGAACTCCAGGATCAATCAAGCCAAGGACGCGAACGAAGTGATGCAGCTGCTGGCTCAAGCAAGGCAAGAATCAGAAAACATCTAGCCCGCAGGCCCCCGGCCTGTCGGGGAAAGAACAGGTAACAGGCCATGGCCTATACACAAATGTCGAGTCTGTCAACAGACCAGACAGCATTTGACCGGATTGCGTACTTCGCGCTCCGCAGCGAACTTCTGTTCGACGCGGTCGCCGACGTCATGCCGGTCGCTCAAGCAATGCCGGGTTCGGCAGTCACGTTCACGATCTTCAACGATCTTGCTGTGGCTGACACGCCCCTGACCGAAACGTCAGACGTCACCGCCGTCGCAATGAGCGACAGCCAAGTGACCGTCACGTTGACCGAGTACGGTAACGCAGTCTCGACGACTGCCAAGCTGCGTGGTACGTCGTTCCTCGACGTCGACGCTGCTGCGGCGAACGTCGTCGGCTACAACGCCGGTATCTCGATCGACAGCGTCGTGCGCGACGTCATCTCGGCTGGCACCAACGTGATCTACGGTGGCGGCGGTGCAACCGATCCGTCGAGCCGCGCCACGGTGCAGGCCGAAGACGTCATCGAAGCGAACGACGTCCGCAAGGTCGTCGCCGCTCTCCGCAAGGCGAACGCCGTGTCGTTCGGCGGCATGTACATGGGCTACATCCACCCGGACGTGTCGTACGACCTCCGTCGTGAGACGGGCGTCGCCTCGTGGCGTGACCCGCACGTGTACAGCGATCCCGCCAACATCTACATGGGCGAGATCGGCGCGTTCGAAGGCGTGCGTTTCATCGAGACGCCGCGCGGCAAGATCTTCACGGACGAGGGCGCAAGCTCCACCGTGGACGTCTACGCCACGCTGATCATGGGTCGCCAGGCTTTGGCCAAGGCGCACTCAGTCGTCGACGGCAACGGACCGTTCCCCCGCGTGGTGCGTGGTCCGATCACCGACACCCTCTTCCGCTTCCAGCCGATTGGTTGGTACTGGCTGGGTGGCTACGGCCGATTCCGCGAGGCGTCACTGCGCCGCGTTGAGTCGTCGTCGAGCATCGGCGCAAACTCGTAAGTAACGAGTAGCAAGTCGGGGGCCGGGCGTATCCCCTCGCCCGGCCCCTTCTGCTATCATTGAACAGCGAGGTAATCATGTCAATCTCCAACTACGCCGAGAATCTTCTTCTCGACACGCTTCGTAACCAATCCTTTTCCGTAGCAAACACTTACGTGAAACTTCATCTGGGGGATCCGGGCGAAGCCGGCACGAACAACGCAGCCGCAGAGACCACGCGCAAAGTCGTGACATGGAGCGCAGCTGCAAGCGGCAGCATGGTCACGTCGGGAACTGCCGAATGGACCAACGTTTCGACCACCGAGACCTACTCGCATTGGTCGTTGTGGGATGCATCAAGTGGCGGCAACTGTCTGTGGACGGGTGCTCTTTCTTCTTCTGCTGCGGTCACCGCGGGTGACACTTTCCAAATCACGTCGCTGACTCTCAGCCTCGACTGAGTAAGGTAGCCACATGGCTACTGGTGAACTTGATTTCACGATATCTTTCGTAAACACGCCTTCTTTTTACAGGGGCGCGGTTATAAGGAATGCCACTGGTTCCGGTGTCGGAACACAGACCGCTTCTGGCGTTCGCGTGGTGCCGAGAACCGCAACAGGTTCTGGAACTGGAAGCAGCAGCATCGCATATATAGAGGTTCTTCCACGCTCGGCTACTGGTACTGGACTTGGTTCTTCCGGGGGCGGAGCGACCGGATTGCTTATTGCAATAAGGACCGCGTCTGGTTTTGGTACGGGTAGTAGCACAGCAAACTACACTTCAGGAAAAGTTAGAAGCGCTGTCAATGTTGGTTACGGGTCGTCATCGACCACGTCTTTCATCACCCACAAGCGCACAATCACCAACTCCGGTACTGGCACACAAACGGCTGTCGGTGCCAGGGTCGTAAGTGTCACCGCATCGTCTTCCGGTTCGGGAACCCAGTCAATCAACTTTTACAAGGTCATGTTCTTCAGGCCTCCGACCGACGACTTGGTCAGTTGGTACGAGGAGGGTACCGACGGAATCGCATTGCGTTTGTTCAGGTTCTTCCAGCCGACCGCCCGAGGCAGAAACGTTTACAAGCTCACGGACGGCACGTTCACGGAAGCGGAGCAGAACGACAGCAGCGTGGTTGAGATCACCTATCACGGTGGCCATGCCAACCCGGTAACCCAGGCAGAGAAAGATGATCTGGTTGCCGCCGGGTACGGTGCGTACATAACATGAACACCAGAGGGGACAAATGAAACACCAAGAGACACATCCAAACCTTGACGTCGAAGGGTGCTTTGGCTGCCGCATAGCGCACGTTGCCATTTCCGGGTCGGCCACCCCTACCCGCAAAGCCGTGGGGGAATTGAATCGTAAGGAAAAATTGTTGGACAAAGACCTTGACGCCTACAAAAGAATCCGACAGACTGGTGGTCAACCAGAACAGATAAACGGGTCCGCCCGTTTGGAGGCAACAACAGACTGATGACAATCAAGTACAGGGGCGAAACGTTCGCCGGATATAACAAGCCAAAGCGCACCCCCAATGCCAGCAAGTCCCACGCGGTGCTGGCAAAAGAGGGTAGCAAGGTCAAGCTGATCCGTTTTGGACAGCAAGGTGTACAGGGTTCACCCGAGAAAAAGGGTGAGTCCGAGGCATATCGGAAGCGTCGCGAGTCCTTTAAGGCACGCCACGCCAAGAACATTGCCAAAGGCAAAATGTCAGCCGCGTACTGGGCTGATAAAGTAAAGTGGTAAGAACCGAGAACAGGAGCAGTCATGCCGAAAGTTGGAAAGAAAGAGTTCCCTTACAGCAAGAAGGGAATGGCGATGGCCAAGGCCGAAGCTAAGAAGTCGGGCAAGAAAATGAAGATGGGCAAGAAGAAGTAATGGCCCAGAAGAAACCAGCCAAAGAGATGGCCGGTGCACCGAAGACGACGAAGCGCAAGCGCACTCGCAAGAGTTCCGCCAAAGCGCAAGCCGGTTCGTTCCCCGGTTACGGAGGATACAACTACTAGATGACTACGGTGGCGACGGTCCTCAACAGGGCGTCGCGCCAGATGTTGGCAGGGGTCGTTGAAGAACGCAACAAGTTGGCGTCGAGCGTCAATGATAGTGCGACGTCTGTCGTACTCTCTTACGATATTGGCGGCCTTCGTGCTGGTGCTGTATTCGAAATCGAATCCGAGTTGCTCTACGTGTGGGAAGCCAACCCGGCAACCAAGACGCTCACGGTCGAACGCGGTTACGGCGGAACCACCGCAGCATCACACTCCTCTGGGGTCATAGTCACCTTGTCTCCGCGCTTTCCGCGCGCACAAATGCTGGAAGCAGTCAACGCAGAACTGGACGACTTGTCGTCGAGCAACAACGGTTTGTATCGCGTGGTCACGACAAGCTTGACTTACAACGGTTCGGATCGTCAGTTGAACATCACCGGATCTGGCACGATCCTGGACTTGATTGACGTGCGGTTGCGTTACTTGGCCGATGACTATCCGGTCATCAGCACCGTGCGCCTGCAAACAGGACTGCCGACCAGCGACTTTGCGTCGGGCAACACGCTTGTGTTTGACGAGATAATCAAAGCCGGCACCGTGCGCGTGCGCTACAAAGCTCCGTTTGTCAGGGCTACGAGCGAATCATCTGACCTGACCACCGACTGCTTCTTGCCGACCACGTGCGATGACATCATCGAGATGGGCGTGATCATGCGCATGATGGCTGGCCGCGAAATCAAACGCAACTTCACCGAGTCCCAGTCGGACACGCGCCGCCCTGAAGAAGTTCCGCCGGACGCAGTAGCCAAGTCGTTCGGCAACATCGTCGCATTGAGACGGAACAGGATCCACGCGGAAGCAAGCCGCCTGAAAGCACAGTACCCGATCCAGTTTAGGAAGTAGCCGATGGCTACGCTCACAACATTCACCGCGCCTTTCCGCCCGGCTCCCGCGTACTACACCGGTACTGGCGCATCCCAACTCGTACCGGACGTGTTCCCGGTCGCAATCAACGGTCGTCCATACATGGTGGACACCGCGTCCAACCAGTGGAGCCGCGTGTTCGATGCTCGCGTCCGCGACTCGGTCGACCAGTCTGCAGAACCAGGCGAAAGCGCAATCAATCCGCAGGGCTTGTGGCGTCGCTCTCAATCATCGTGGCACTACGGATCTGGTCAGGAGTATTCCGACGCTTCCGATTCCGAACCTTTCAGATTCAATGCCTCCAAGGGTGTGAATGTTTGGGACAAGGGCACGTTGTCGCTTTTGTCCGACACCACGAACGTGTACCCGACTTCGGGCACGAACTTGTACGCAACGACTGCCGATGGGCGACTATATGGGTCGGATGGGCAGAACATCAAATACACGACTGACTTCTCGACGGTTACCACAGTGACTGGTACGGCTGCATCCAACATTTACAGTCTCACCTCTGACGGCTACAACGTGTTCTATTCGTATGACAACGGCGACATCGATCAGACGAACGCTGGCATCTCCACCTCGTCGGCGTACATCACAGGTATTGAGGCTGGGCACATGGCGTATGTGAAGGGTCGCCTCATGGTGGCTGGGCAAGGTGCGGATAAACGCAAGATTTGGAACATCACGACTTCTGCTGGTTCGTCGGCGAACAACCCCAGTGCTTTGTACACGCATCCGAACACGAACTGGTCATGGGTTGGTTTCGCTGCTGGTCAAACCCACATCTATGCGGCAGGTTACGGTGGCAACGTCAGCATCATTTACAAGACCACGATCAAAGCCGACGGCACCGCACTTGACATTCCCACTGCGGCAGCCGAACTGCCACAGGGTGAAATCATCACATCCATCTACGGCTATCTCGGCTACATCGTGTTGGGCACCACGACCGGTTTCCGGTTCTGCTCGGCTGATACGGACGGCAATTTGGTGATCGGTCCGTTGATTGAAATCAGCGGAGGTGTCAACACTTTTGCCGGCATCGGTAAGTACGTTTACTTTGCTTGGAGCAACTACGACTCCACTTCCACCGGTATCGGACGCATGGACATCTCCGTGTTCATCTCCACCAACCAACCCGCCTACGCTTCCGACCTGATGGCAACAGCCCAGGGAACCGTCACGTGTATCCACGAGTTCAACAACAAACCTTTGTTCACTGTCGCAGGTGTCGGCGTCTTTACCCCGCATGCAACCAACCTTGTCACTTCCGGCTACCTCACGTCAGGTATCTACCGCTGGGGTGTGCCGGACGCGAAGTTCATTCCCAAGATCGACTTGCGTACTTATCCGCTGGTCGGGTCGGTCACCGCGTCTATTGCGTCAGACAACGGGGCGTACCACGATTTCGCGGCGTTCGATACGCAAAGGGCAAAAGAAAAGACGTTAGACGGATTGGAGGACCGGGTCTTTGAGGCAGAACTCAAACTGACCCTGGCCCGCCAAACCGCCACCACCGGACCCACCGTCACGCGTTGGATGGCCAGGGCCTACGCGGCACCGCTGCGCAGCCAGATCTTTACCGTACCGCTTGTCATGCACCACAAGCTCAGCGTCATGGGCCGGGAGTACTGGCAAGACGTCGACCAAGAACTGCGTCTGCTGCGCGACCTGGTCGACAGTCCCAGGGTCATCACCTACCAAGAAAACGACGATACCTTTGCCGTGGTCGTGGAAAACGTCCAGTTCCAAGCCAGGTCAATCAACTACGCCCACCGTGCCAACGACGTCGAAGGCACTGCTATAGTGGTCATGCGCAGTGTAAGATGAGGTCCCGATGGCAGCAGTGACACGCAGACAGTACAAGGGTGCAGCAGCCCAGACGACGATCACCAACGCGCTCGCGTCCGGTGACACGTCAATCACGATTGCTGCTACCACTGGCTGGCCGTCAACCGCATCCGTTCCGTTCTACGTGGTCATCAGCCCAGGGACCGCCAGCGAAGAGAAGTGCTCAGCCACTATCTCCGGCTCTACTCTTACCCTTACTCGCGCACAGGATGACACGACCGCCCAGTCCCATGCTTCGGGCGCGACTATCTACCCCGTGTTCTCGGCGGATGAAGCCGACGAAGCGAACTTCCTTGCTTCGCGTTACACGACGAAGGGTGACGTCGTGGTGTTCAACGGCACCGACGTTCAGCGCGTGGGGGTGGGTGCAAACAATACGGTGTTGACGGCTGACTCTGCGGAGACGGCTGGTGTAAAGTGGGCGACGGCACTTTCGTCGGGTGACACCGACCAAATCGTTCTACCAGTCCAGATTTTCAGTTAGGAGCAACAATGGCAACGTACAGCAAGACGATTCTCAGCGGTTCGACGGATGGTAAAGCCATCAAGGTTGCCGCGACTGCGACGGCTGGTACGACGATTCATACTGGTTCGACGACGACTACGACTCTTGACGAGATTTGGTTGTATGCGGTCAACACTTCGTCGACGGCGGTGAAGTTGACGGTTGAGTGGGGTGGTACTGGCAGCCCTGATGACCACATCGAGTTGACGGTTCAGCCTGAGGCTGGGTTGGTG